AAAATTACATCATCGTCACCCTTGGCACGTTCTTCATTAAAAATCTGCCTCTGGGTTTGTCTGCGCTCTCCTGGGGCCTGCTCATCAACGCCGTCCTCTACATCGTGGTCAGTCTGTGCACCAAATGTCCGGAGGAGATTGCAGACAAGTACATTACCCGGGTGGAAAATTACATCAGCGCCGGTACCGATATGGATACAATTGTGGGCAATACCATCCTAGCCTCCACCTTCCGTCCTGAGCAATTGGCCAGCAAGCGCTGATAGGAGGGATACTATGACCACTCTGACGGAGAAGACCTTGTTTTCCATCTATGGCGTCTCAATCGAGCACCCCAAGGACTGGAAGATCTTTTTCAATCCAAAGCGCACCTTTGACTATACCACGGGTTTTTTCCGTATTGAGGACTACATCCCCCAAAAGGGAGCCCAGGTTTCCCTGAGTATCAATTGGGAGAAGGTCCCCGGCGACAACGAGAGCTTTGCCCGCCAGTACTGCGACAACATTTTGACGCAGTATCAAAGGCAGATGAAAAAAGCACCGTTCCAGGTGGAGACCATGGAGGTCATTGACTTCATGGACGGGAAAGCCGCCTATATCGTGTCGGAATACCGAGCCAGCCCGGGTCTGGTCAAAAAAAAGACCGACGGTTCCGTACGGACCATGCAGTTGGCCTTCTATGACGAGAACTCCGGTCGGGCTGTGGTCAGCTCGGTGATCGGGCTGCCGGACAAGGTGACTGAGGAAGAGGATTTTCTGCGGGAGCTGGTATTCTCCGTCAGATGTGCATCCCATGAGCCCTGAACCATCAAGGAAGGACCGGGTGGCTGCCCGGTCCTCTCATTTTGGTGCTGCCAATACACAAAAGGGCCCTGGAGAATCATTCCCCAGGGCCCTTTTGTAAGGAGGCGGGCCATAAGCTCTAGAGCCGGTCATTGGAGAAGGCCCGGTTCCATGCACCGGTCGGCGCCCACACGTCCAGGCTATCTGCGCAGTTCAAAAAGCGGAACAGCCTTCTTTTTTATGGAAGTATGTGCAGTTCCGGCATATTAAACGCGTGGAGGAACAGCTCGCCTCCAGCGGCCGGAACATAGCCGAGAACGCACTCGCGTCCTGCCAAATCTTAATCGCAGTTTTTAGGTCGTCACCGGCCAAACACCCCGCGCTTACCGAATGTTCTCTCTGAAGGGAAGCGGGGAGTGAAGGCGTATTCCTTGCTGCCCGCATCCGTTTCTTGTATGTGGGAGCGCATTCGCCCCCCAAATTCCGGCTAAAAGACGTAAAAAGCCCAGGAACCATATGGTCCCTGGGCTTTTTCATGGTGGACGATACAGGACTTGAACCTGTGACCTCCCGCACGTCAAGCATAGCTAAAAATACCCCGCTATCCATTGATATTTAAGATATTTTCGGTTATTTGATTCTTGTTTTGCCCCGAACTTTGCCCCGAAAATGCGGCAGCTACAGCCCCTATGAGTTCTTCAGGGGTGTTTCCTACAACATGAGAGTAGATGTTCAGAGTCATTCTTATATCATCATGCCCCGCCAAGTACTGTACCTTTTTAATGTCCATGCCGCTCTCAATCAGGCGGGTGATATATGTGTGACGGAGTTGGTGCGGCGTAGGCCGGAAGTCTATCTTAACGATATTCTTCTGAGTTTTGCGAGGAGCAATCGGCCGCCCGAGATCTTTTTCGCGTTGTTCCCGTTTCATCTTTTTTGCCTCGCTCATTGGCGCCCGCCGGTCAATAATCCCAATAATATTCCGCATACCCTGGAAGGTGATGTGCTGCCCGTCGGGTGAGTGGACCACAAAAAAGCTGTTGCTACGCTTCTTCTCGGCACGAAGCGCGTTGGCCAGATTGGGCGGGAGCGGAATAGTTCTATGCGCGGCTTTGGACTTGAGGGGCGCAGGATAAACGGCCTTTCCGCCCGAAAACCGGACGGCGCTTTCCACGGTCAACCTGGGCGGGTCAGCGGTTAAGTCAATATCCCGCCATTGAAGCCCGCAGATTTCCTCGCGACGGAGGCCCGCATACAGCCCTAGCATAATGAAGATATAGGCTCGTGTCCCTTTGGTGGCCGCTTCAAGCTGGGCGCACTGCTCTACAGTGAGAGCCTTCTTCTCCTTCGGCTTCTCTCCACCCGCTTTGACCTTTTCAGCGGGGGAACGAAATATCAAACCGTTATCCACAGCGCAGTCAAAAATCTGCTTCATTGTACTAACTGTTTTTTGCTGGGTAGAAAAGGAGAATTTAGATGACATCGCCATAACACGTTGGCAATGTTCCGGCTTAACGTCCTTTATCCTCATGGCCCCTATGACGGGGCATATCCTGATATTTATAGCACTGCGGTAGTCCTCCTGCCTGGAGATGGATAGCCCATCCTTCCGATTATTGTACCACTCTACAGCTAATTCGGCAACGGTGGTATTGTCTCCCAAGACAATCCCATGACGGACCGCAGTTTCGAGCTCATAGAGTTTAGCTCTCACTGCCTCTTTTGTCTTGCCTCTAACGTCTTTGTATCTTCCATCTGGCAGCTTTACCCGCTTGCGGTAGTATTTCGTTTTTTCATCATAATAAAATTCTGGTCTGCCTGGCATCTTGATTTCCTCCTTTTGGCATGGTAAACTGGAGGAAGTGATGGGGTGTCCAATCGCATCACTTCCTGTAGAGCCGACTTGGTGTACACGCACCAGGCGGCTCTTTTTTTGCTTTCTGCAAGACTATGCCACTTCCTCTCCCCAGAGTAGCCGCACAGCGGCCTTCAACAGAGTCCGAAGGTCTTCCTCCTGGAGATTGTCAATCACGGCCTCCTGGGCCTTGGGCGGCTGACTTGTGAGCATTTCTTCGGCTTGCTTTTGGTTAATCATAGCTTGAGACCTCCTATTATGTTGATGTTTCCACATAATATCAAAGCGGGTGTCCCATAATCCGGTCTCTGTAGAAAGTTGTACGACCTATTTGTTGATATTGCCGTCTTGAATATATAGAACATTTGTACTACTATAATGCCAAGGAATTTCGTTCGGGCTTGCGGAGAAAGGGGGATGCGGTGGATACTGACACTCTGGAGATGTACTTATCGCTGACGGATGAGCATCGTGCCTCATTCAATGAGTATCTTCTTGCGCTTTCAGGTAGCGAAGATAGTCCTTGGCCTTCTCTTTTTGAGCATCACTGAGAGAGCTGTATATTTTGATAGCCTCGTCCACAGAGAGCCTGCTTCCAGAAATGGAGGCGGGCTCTTCTTCTATAAAGTACGATTTGGGTAGCCCAAAATGGTTAGCAAGTCTTTCAATCTTGTCCATTCTCGGCATATTCGTTCCATTGCTCCATGTTGACACAGTTGACGTTGATGCATTGCAGATGCCTGCAACTTCCTTCTGCGTGATTTGACGCTCCTCCAATAGTTGATTAAATTTCTTCTGGAAGATGCGCTTACTTTCAATTTCAGACATATCGCGCCTCCCCTCATTGTTTTCCAATGCCATCATACAGTATAACTAGCCATAAATCAAGAAAAAAATGAAATAATCCAATTTAACTATTGACAGGCCAGTTAAACTGGATTATTATATGTACAGAAGAAAGGGGGTGCTTACATTGCAGATTTCGCTGAAAGCGGCTAGAGTAAATGCCGATTACACGCAAAAAGAAGCGGCAAGGCTCATAAATGTTGACGTTTCAACAATCGTAAGTTGGGAAAACGGGAGAACATCCCCTAAAGCAACTCAGCTAAATGAACTTTGTCGGATATACGGTGTATCAGTCGATTGTGTTTTTTTACGGTCAAAATCCAGTTAAAATGGATTTGTGGCTCTCCACAAAAAGAAGGGAAGGAAAACCCATGTATATCAAACTGCCAACCGAAAACCTGAACGAGGACAAAACATTCATCCGGCTCTTGCAGGAATTTTATTCGGCTAAAGCCGCTTTGACCGACTACCTGAACGACCATATGGGATTTGTCCTTGAGGCCGAAAGCAAAAAGGAGGAGTGATTTCTCACTCCCCGCTGTGCGCTTCAATCACCGCATCAATGGCCTGCGTTATGACTCGAAACATCTTAAATACTTCCTGATTCTGCGCATCGTAGTTTTCGAACAACTTAACGGCAAGCTGCTCTTTTAACTCAGTAAGCACTTCTGCGGTCTTATCCATTGCGCCACCCCATTTCTACGAGATAAGCAAATTTTACCACAAAATATTGAGATTCGCAAGTATATTGCAATTTAACAGTTTTTTCAACATTATTTTAAACTAAATTCACCGTGAGAAGGGAAGGACAACATGCCGATTTGGAGAAGTCGTGACAGGACACCGTGTGGAGATGAAATCACAGACAAACTGGCACGAGATCAAATTGCTTCCGTAGACCGGTGGCACAAAGAGTTTTATGAATGGGCCAACAACTACATCAGCTTACTGGAAAAGCGGGTATACGATTGCGAGGATAGATGTAAGAAGTGCAAGTACAGAAACCACGAGAGTGGTAGTTGTCACGATAAGGTTTCGGATTGAATCCCTGCATTGTCTGACATAAGCGAACGCCTCTGGAATGGGGAAATAACTGCTTTCTCCTTCAGATTGAGAAGTTTCTACGTAAACGCGGTTCGCAATGTTGAGGATCGTATCTTTATCGGGGCACTTCTTCCATATGGATTTGAGCTGGCTGTATGGCACGGAGCATTTCCCCTTTGAAATTGCGCACACACGTTTTAAGAACTGATATTGAACATCCATAAAAACACGTCCTTTCGCCCAAATCATACCACGGTGCGGGAACAGAAGGCAACCAAGCATATTGCAATTTAACACACCACCTGAAGCCTAGAGGGGGAATGAGGAACAATGAATCTGATCGGGAGAAAACACCGCAGCGAATCTTCGGAGCGGTCAAATGACTACGAACACGGCTATTCGGATGGCTACTGTAAGGCGGAACGGCTGTTTATGGAGACCATAGTGTTTCAGGATTCGTACATTTCCGCGCTTGAGCGAAGGCTAAAAAATCAAGCCTGTGAAGATTCCGACAACATACCAGCAGAAAGGAGTGATAGGTTTGCGAAAACATGGTAAGTATTACGATTCGCTGGAAGAGCTGCGTACAGCGTTCGAACAGACAAAGCAGCCTGTACAAATGACCAGTTCAGAGAAGCCCCAAGATGGCGCGGACGATGAGAATCCGCAGCACAAAGCTACTTCAAAGTGTTAATTAGCGCGATGATTGACAGTACGAGGGCTGCCAGTTCGACTAGGTGGTCCGCAAACCATTTGCCAATAGAAAGCCAGAATTTGCGCCGATGCTCCGATTTCAAATGGCGCTCTGCCTCAGCTCGGTTCATACACTTCAGGTTTTCTTCAATTTCTTTTTGCGACATATTACCCCATCCTTTCGTCAAGAGATTTTATCACCCGGCAGAGGATGAGGCAAGGATACCGCATAAAGTGTCCGATAGAACGGACTTTTCTTATCAACCAAGGAGGAGGGTATGGAACGGTTATTGACGGCCCGTGAGGCCGCAGAAGTTCTGAACGTCAGCACCCGCACAATTTACCGCGAGGGAGAGCGCGGAAATCTCAAAAAGATAAGGGTCGGGAGCCGGCTACGCTTTCGGATGGAAGATATCCAAAAGTACATTGCGGACGCAGAGGAGGCGCCTCCGCAGCCAAAGCAACTGGATAATATCGCACGGTTTAAGTACGTGCCCGGAATGAAGGTGGTGTAGTCATGACCCGCATCCAGGACAAGCCCCCGGTCAGCGCCTACCCCGTTACAGACCGCATCACCGGCGTACTGTGTGCGGGTATCCTGCTGGGGTGCCTGCTGGCGTGCCTGGGGCCCGGGGAGGGCAGGGAAGCCCACGCCCCAACCCATGAGGCGGACAAGCCAATTGCGGCCGCCGCGGCCTACCAGCGGCCTGTGGAGACGGGGCGCATTGAGGAGCTGATCGAATACCACAACCCCAACCCGCTGTCGGACGAGCTGTTCTGGGCGGTGGACGCGGCGGCGGATACATACCATGTGCCGCTCTGCCTGGCGCTGGGGCTCATTGAAGTAGAGAGCGGGTTTGACGCGGAGGCGGTCAGCCCAAAGGGCTGCTACGGCCTTACCCAGCTCAACCCGCAGTATTTCCCGGCTGGACTGTCAGCGGAAGAAAACGTCCAGACCGGTCTTGCCCATCTTGGGTCGCTGCTGGAGCGGTACGACACCATGACGGCGCTGACAATCTATAACGCCGGACGGGATACGGGGTCAAGGGTCTACGCCAACAAGGTGATGGAGACGGCGTGGGCGTGGGAACAGGAATTTAGAGAGGGGGCGAACGCGGATGGGATTTACCGCCGCGGAACTGGCTGAAATGGCTCGGGCCGATGCGGAGATCGAGGCGACGTTCCGGATGACGAACGAGGACCTTGCCCTCGGGCGGCAGATCGACCGGGATGCTGTATTGGAGGGCATGGACGCACGGGCCAGAAAGCGGGCCGAGTACAAGCGGCGGTACTATGAGACCCACAAGGATAAGCGGGCCGAGTACAATCGGCGGTACCGTGAGTCCCACAAGGATGAGCAGGCCGAGTACAATCGGCGGTACTATGAGGCCCACAAGGATGAGCGGGCCGAGTACCAGCGGCGGTACCGTGAGTCCCACAAGGATGAGCAGGCCGAGTACAATCGGCGGTACCGTGAGGCCCACAAGGATGAGCGGGCCGAGTACCAGCGGCGGTACTATGAGACCCACAAGGATGAGTGGGCCGAGTACATGCGGCGGTACCGCCGCAGGAAGCGCCTGGAAGCGGGGGGCAACGCAAATGATCTGCAAGATTGATCGCGTCACCGACCGAACGGACCACCCGGTCAAGCCCCACAACTACCTGACAGGGCGCACAGGCCGCCTGGTGGAGCTGGACGAGGGGTATCCGCTGGTCATTGACTTCGGAGGGACAAGCCTGGTCACCAGCCCCGTGGCGGATATCCGGCAGAGCCGGAGGGTGAGATCCGGGTGCAGACCCGGAGGACCGTGTACTGGCTGCGCAGGGCATAAAAAGAGCCGCACACGGGACCAGCAATCCCGTGTACGGCAAGGAAGAAAGAACGAAAGCACCCTTATTATGGGGGAAGGAGGGCGATTTGTCAATGGGTAGAGCTTATTTTGACGCCTGTGATGTACAGACGGCTCCGTCTGTTGCAACTTGCGGAAGGTGCAGGCAGGAAATATACCGCTATGATCCAGTAGCATCCATCAACGGGGAGCTGGTACATGAGGATTGCATGACCGCAGAGGAGCAAAATACCTATCTAACGCATCCTGCTTGCAGTTATTTTGAGGAGGTATGCTAACAATGGCAGTAAAAAAACCAAATGAACTGGATTTCAGCAATAAGAAATTCATGATGATCATCAGCGGCCAGCCCGGCCTTGGCAAGACGACCCTGGCACTGTCTGCACCCAATCCATTTTTGTTCGATACAGACAACGGGATCGCCCGCGTAAAGGCGGAGCATCGCTGTGTGACCTCCGCCACTGCCAGCTACGAAGAACTGCTGGAGGACATGGAGAGCGCGGAGTACAAGAGTGCAGATACGGCGGTGATCGACACCGGCGGAACGCTTGTGCAGTTGATGAAAGAGTGGGCCAAAAAGGAAGACAGAAAGGCGGCCAAGGATGGACGAGCTATGTACGGTGTAATCAAGACCGAGTTCGACCGTCTGTGCTGGCACATTCGAAATCATGACAAGAAGCATTTGGTAGTGGTGTTTCACACAACCGAACAGGTTAAGGGCGACACCATCCAGACCCGGCTTTCCTGTGAGGGTTCCACAAAAGACATCGTATGGACTCCTGCCGACTTCGGAGGCCACATGCTCATGATGGGCAATAAACGCATGATCGGGTTTACACCCACAGAGGAATATTTTGCAAAGGGCTGTTTTGGAATTTCCGGCCTGATGCAGGTGCCAGAGCTGAAGGATGGCCAGCCCAATACTTTCCTCACAAACTTGTTCCAGGCCGCCCAGGCGAACATCGACACGGAGATGAGCGTGTACTCCACTGAGCGGAAGGCGTATGAGAGCGCCATGGAGTGCGGGAAGCATGCTATTGAAGCCGTAGCTGGGCCAGAGGACGCTGCGTCCGCTAGGGCGATGCTGGCAGGCATGGAGCACGCTCTGACCAGCAAGGCGGAGCTCGGAGCTATGTTCAAGGCGCGAATAAAATCGCTTGGATTGAAATGGGACAAGGAGGCCGGCCGGTATGTCCTATTGGATGACGCAAAGCCTGCTGAATAGCTGGATTTACTGGCAGAATGCGGATGACCGATACGAGGCGAGGGCTTACGCATCCTTCCTTGCAACGCTCCGGCGCGAGGAAAAGGCTCCAACAAAGGCCATGCAGACCGGAATAAAATTCGAGGACGACATTAACGCTCTGGTAGCAAGCGGCTTAATCTCGCCGCTTGCGCCGGACGCGGACAAGTGGGCCAAGGCCGTAATCCGATTCGCCCGTATATGCGAGGGCGGACAAAGCCAGGTGCCGGTATCGGGAGAGCTCCGCATTGCCGGAATGGATCTCGTACTGTACGGCGTGTGTGATTACGTAAAGTCCGGGAAGATATTCGACATCAAGAAAGTCTCCAGCAAGTATGAATACGGAAAGTATTATAACAGCCCGCAGCACCCGATGTATTTACATCTGATCCCCGAGGCAAAGCGGTTCGATTACCTGATCTTCGACGGTACCTTCTGCTACCGGGAGACCTACCGCAGGTGCGACTGCAAGCCGATCCGGCAGACCATTTCGGAGTTTATGCAATACCTGCGCGAATCAGGACACATGGACGATTATAGGGCCCATTGGGCCATGAATGCCGAAAGAGAGGAAAAAAGACATGGGATTTAAGAGCATTGAGAATGACAGCGGCCTCATGAAAGAGGGCGAATATGAGGTTTATGTCAAAGAGTGTATGGAGACCGAGACGAGGAATGGCAAACCAGTCATTGCCTTCGACTTCGTCGTCCGGTCCGATGTGGACCAAGCATACAAGGGTAAGCACGTGTTCAAGAACTTTTTCCAATCCAACGATACCGGGGAATGGCCCGTAGAGAAGATCGGGAAGTATGCCAACGCGCTCGGCATTGAAAAAGACACCGAATTTGAGTTGGATGAGCTGGTCGGATTAAACTGCATCTTAGTCATCAAGCACTACACCACAAACAGTGGTGAGACGAAGGACTGCATTTTCTACGCGAAAAGGAGCAAGGCGGATGCTTACATTGCAGATATACCCGGCCTCTCGGAGAGTGCAGATTACGACGAGGACGACGGAGAACTTCCATTTTAAGGCGGTGCAATCGTGGCGTTTGAGAGTTTCAATGCCTATCACAGCTATCTGAATGCGATGGATCCGCTTAACGACGCGGAGAGAGGGCGACTTTTCACAGCTTGCCTAATCTACAGCAAGACGGGCGAAGTCCCAGATCTCCGTGGGAACGAGCGGTTTATCTTCCCGCAGATGAAGTGGCAGATAGATAGGGACAAAGAGAACTACGCCAGAATCCGTGAGCGTCAGTCGAAAAATGCAAGCATGCGGTGGCATGCCACGGCATGCCGTGGCAAATCTGGCAATGCCAAACATGCCTATGATAAGGACAAAGATAAAGACAAAGAAAATACCCCCCATACCCCCCAAGGGGTGGCGTTTGACGCGTTCTGGAAAGCATATCCGAAGAAGGTTGGCAAGGAAGCTGCTAGGAAAGCATTCGGCAAGGTCAAGAAGCCTATTGAATCACTCCTGACCGCCATAGAGCGGCAGAAGTGCAGCGACCAATGGACCAAGGATAACGGACAGTACATCCCAAATCCGGCCACTTGGCTCAACCAGGGCCGGTGGGATGACGAGCTTTCAATCCTGGGAGAGATGGATTCTTCTGGGACATCTCGGAAACCAAAGCGCTACCGAGAGGAAATGATCGACGGACAGCTCGTGGCCGTGGAGGTGGAGGACGCATGATGACGAACGGCATATCACCCGAGGTGTCCCTGGCCGGGTCCATCCTGATTGACCCGCGCTGCCTGGACGAGATCCGCCGTACGGTAGCGCCGGAGCTGTTCGGGGACCCGCGCTGCCGTGCCATCTTCGAGGCAGCCTGCGAGCTGTCCGACGAGGGCCGGACGGTGGACCCGGTGACCATCCGGGAGCGGGCGGCGGAATGGGACGATGGCTTCGCGGCGCAGACCATGCAAGTGACGCTGACGGCGGCCAACGTGGGGGCCTACTGCGCGGCGCTGCACACGGAATATCTGCGGCGGGAGCTGGTGAACGGCATTGACCGAGCCAAGCTGGAGCTGCTGTCCGGGCAGGACCCACTGGAAGAGGCAGCAGAGCTTCTGACGCTGGCAGAGAACGTCACAAGAGGCAATTACGAGGCCGGTGTAGTGTCCTCCAGGGACGCGGCCATGGAGCTGCTGGAGGATTTAGAACGGACGGACAGCGGGTATCAGCCCCTGGTAGAGAGTGGCTTCCGGGAGTTGGACCGCACCTTGGGCGGCGGATTTATCCGAGAGGGCCTGTACATACTGGCGGCACGGCCCGGTTGCGGTAAAACGACACTGGCCACGGCCATCACCGATCGGATGCTGAAACGCGGGCGGCGGGTGTTATTCGTCAGCCTGGAAATGTCCAGAAAGCAGCTCACAGCCCGCCGCGTGGCCGCGGATGTGGGCGCTGTGACAGCCTTCCAGGTCCTGCGGGGAGAGTTATCGGACGAGCAACGAAGCGCCGTGGCTGAGAGCTTGGTGAAGCTGTCAAAGCAACCCCTGGTGTTCAACCGAAAGGGGTCCCTGGACGTGGGGGAGATCCAGTTTTTAGCCAAGCAGAACCGGTCTGACATTGTGGTCATCGACTACCTGGGCCTGATGCGCCACAAGGACGGCAAGAGTCTGTACGAAAAGGTGACGGCCACCAGTAACGGCCTCAAGCGCATGGCGCGGGCGCTTGGCGTCCCGGTGCTATGCCTGGCGCAGCTCAACCGGGAGGCAGACAAGGGGCCCGCAGGATCGCCCCCCAGGCTGTCTGATCTGAGGGACAGCGGAGCCATTGAGCAGGACGCGGACGGGGTGCTGCTGATCCACAAGCCCCTGCTGGAGGACGTGGGGGAGTATGACCCTACACCTATGGAGGTTACCGTGGCCAAAAACCGGCACGGCAGGATCGGAAAGGTGGAATTTACTTGGTACATGCGAAACGGAAGAATTTTGGAGGTGTACCGGCGTGGATAGAGAACGGGTAAGGTGGCTCCTGCGCAGCCTTGCGCTAAAATATCGGGCGATATCTGCAATTGGGGGACCGCTCAAGGACATATACGCAGAACTGGCAGAAGCCATTGACGTTGCGATGGAGGAATTAGAGCGTGAATAAATACGGCGCGAAGAAAGCGCAAAGAGGCCCGATTACCTTCGACAGCCAGAAGGAGGCGGCCCGCTATGATCAGTTGGTGCTGCTGGAAAGGGCCGGGGAGATACGTGGTCTGCGCCTGCAGCCGGAGTTCACACTCCAGGAGGCATTCACGACGCCCTCGGGGGAAAAGATTCGCGCAATCCGGTATCGGGCTGATTTTGCTTACGAGCAGAAGATTGTTGAGGGGATTGACACCCGGTGGGCGCCGGTCGTCGAGGATGTCAAGGGGTACCGGACGAAGGAATACGAGATTAAGAAAAAACTGATGGCCGGAGCTGGTGTCCGGGTGCGGGAGGTATGAGCCATGACGACCAAAATGCTCTTGGAGATTGACCGCCTCTGCGACGCATGTACGCCCGTCCCCGTGATTGCAAGCACGGTCGGGTGCTCCAAAAACATGGTTTACAACCGCATGCGGGAGACCGGGCGGAAAGCAAAGCACATCCACCCGAGAGCCGTGTACCGGGTGACGCGCATCAAAACGGGCAGGGCTGTGGTCGGGACCCTGGAAGAGTGTGCGGAACAGCTCGGGGTGAAAAAAGTGACGCTGGAAAAAGCCAGGGGGCGCTGGTTGAACCAGAACGGCCACAGGCGTACCAAATGGAAAATTGAGAAGCTGGGAGAGTGCCGGTGGAAAGGTTGGGAGGAAGCCACCACAGGGCCGAAGGGGGGAGCTAAGAAGTGAGCATTAGCAAAAGCATGTTTGCGAGCGATAAGAAATTTTGGGAGACGCCACAACAGTTTTTTGACGATCTTGACAATGAATTTCACTTCACACTTGACGCAGCGGCGTCTCACGAGAACCACAAATGCGCAAAGTACTACACGGAAGAAGATGACGGGTTGGAGCAGGACTGGCGTGGAGAAACGGTGTTTTGCAACCCGCCATATGGGAGCACGGAGACCGGACTTTGGACAAAAAAGTGCTACGAAGAGGCCAAGAAACCGGGAACGACTGTTGTTTTGCTTATCCCAGCCCGGACCGATAGGAGAAGTTTCCATCAATACATATTAGGGCGGGCGGAAATACGATTTGTGCCGGGACGGCTAAAATTTGAGCTAGGAGGAAAGCCAATTTTAGACTCCAACGGAAGGGCGGTTGGTGCGCCGTTCCCAAGCATGGTTGCAATATTTAGGCCGCATGAGGGAGCGAACGACGAAAGGAGGCACACATGAAACCGATCCTGTTTAACACCGAAATGGTGCGGGCGATATTGGAGGGGCGTAAGACCGCCACCCGGCGGGCGGTGAAGCCTCAGCCGGAGAGCCGCCCGACCCCGATGAAAAAGGATAGCTGCTGGCCTGGGTGTTTCGCCATCCAAGGAACAGCAAAGGTTATCCGTCCGCCCTACCAGCCCGGCGACACCCTATGGGTGCGAGAGACCTGGGCAAAGTCCATGGCCGGAACATTCATGTACCAGGCAGATGACAAGGCCATCATGGTGGAACGCTGGCGCCCATCCATCCACATGCCACGAGAGGCCGCCCGGCTGTTCCTCCGGGTGACGGGGGTGCGGGTGGAACGACTAAAGGACATTGATGGGCACGGTATATTGAAAGAAGGCATCGACAACGGGAAAAGCAACCCGGCAATGGGCACGCGTTGGGAAAATATGCAGAGCATGGCTTTTGCCGAGCTTTGGAACTCCACCCTCAAGCCCGCCGACCTGCCGCTCTACGGTTGGGCGGCAAACCCCTGGGTGTGGGTCATCGAGTTTGAGCGGATCAGCAAGGATGAGGCGATGGGAGGTGGCGGGGACGACTGAACCGAAATGCTCCAACTGCTGTATGCGCGGGAAGTGTAAGGCGCTTGGCGTTTGCGAAGATTGGGACGGAGACTGCCAGATATGCAACTTGGCCGGAGAGCCGGTTTTGCGGGACTACTGCGCGGATTGCGACTGGGAGGAGGAGGATTATGACTAGAAAGATAATTCGCCACTGCTGCCTGGACATTGAGGGCGGTATCCGTAACTCAAAAGACCTCAAGGGGTGTATCACAGTTGATGGCCGCACACTGATGACCGCAAACGAGGTCAAATCGTTTTTGCGCGAGCAGCTTGCTATGGGCCGTCGAGTTTTGCCGATGGGCGACTGTGATAATTTTGACTACCAGACGGGATGCAAGGGACATGTTGTTGAGGAGGACTGACAATGGCTGAGTATATAGAGCGGAAAGTAGCACTCGCAGCGATCCGCGAAAGATGCGCCCCGTGCGGGGAAGGAATCGAAGCGTTGAAAGCGTCCCCCGCCGCCGACGTGGCCCCGGTGGTGCGTTGTAAGGACTGCAAGTGGTTTGGCGCATCGGGACTATGTGGTGGCTGGTGCAATGAAGTTATGGCGCGACCCATGCCGTATGATGGATTTTGCAGCTACGGAGAGCGGAGGGATGGCAACCAATGAACCCCGGTGAAATGTACATATTTAAGAAAGCCCTGGCCCACTACGGCCCAGAAGCGCAGATCAAGATGCTGTACGAAGAGATGGCCGAGCTCCAGATCGCCGTCTGTAAAAATGGCCGCGGCACTGACAACCTGGACAACATTGCCGAGGAGATCGCGGACGTGGGCATCATGCTCGACCAGATGCGCCTGTTGTTTAACGTAGAGGCGCGGTCGCGGGATATCCGGGACGATAAGGTGGCCCGGCTTGCGGAAAGGATGGACAATGCCTAAAAATGTTTACGCCGCCAAGCTGATGGCAGCGAAGGCGGCAATGACCCAGCAGGAGCGAGCCGCACTGGTCAATCGGACCTTGACTACGGTCTACCAGGCATCTGCGGTGGCGCTTAACGAGGTGTACGGCTTTGGACCAGAGCGTATCGCACGCTTCCGGGGCGCAATGGAGGCCGTGGTGTTGGAGTACGGAGGCTTGATGGATGCTGTGGACGCTGATTATGCCGATGACAAGCTGGCTGAGCGCTATGAGGCGATCATGGGCGACCTGGCCTATCCGGAGGTGAACCAATGAAACAAGACCTGTGCGGAGCCTGTCTGGCCGCTGTCCGGGCGGAGCACAACATCAAGCTGCTCACCAGAGGCGTGGATAACAAAATCACCTGCGCCAAGTGCGGGAGACGGCGCTATGGCGGGACATATGAGGTGACGGCGCGTGACGCTGATAAGCGCAAATGACATCCACGCCCTCTCAGCGGCCCACAGAGCCCGCAAACCGCTGACCCTTACTCGTACGCTCGGAGATGTCACCGTGACCGTCAGGACGCTCCCTGCGAGCGAGGCGTGGGGCGTGAGCTATCTGGTGCAGATCAGGGTCGAGAGAGGGCATAGGACGGATATACAGACGTTTGAGAGCGTAGAGGCGCTTAGGATGGCGTGGGGATAAAAGAAACCGCAAATCATTGTAAAACGCCGTCCGCCATACCGCACAGCCTGGCGAGCATGAGGATGGTGTAATGGGCGCATCCGCCGCGGCACTCCCAGTTTTGGAGGGTGCGGTAAGGGATCAAAAATCGCTCGGAAAAGGCGGCCTGTGTAAGGCCCGTGTGGGCCCTGATGTCAGATACCGTAAGATGCGCCAGGTCCCAGACTTTGCCGCATAGATCAGCCAGGAGGATGGGATCGCTGTCGTCTCCCCACATGGAGGAGAGCGCCCAGTCGGAGACATAGGCGTCACGGTCTCCAGCGGTGATGGCGTCGGAGTACAGCACGTTGAACTGCTTGTCAGTCATTGATATCGTCCTCTTTTCTTTTTTTCTCGGCCCGCCGCTCCCGGCGGTATTTGCTGCGATATTCCCGGTTGGCGGCCTCCCACTCTCTGGAGCGGGCGTCGTGCAGGGCGGCGGAGCACTCTTTGGAGCAGGTAGTGGCCTTGCCCCTCGCCGGATCGTGGGAGAACAGCTTACCGCATACGACGCATTTGTGCAGGGCTGCTGCCGCGCTACGCGCCTTGCGGCGGCCCTCCGGTGTTGTATTGGCCTGCGCCCAGGCACGGGCTTGAGCGCGGTCAATCTCCCGGACAGCATCCGGAGCACAGCCCGGGCAGTACCGCTGCAGGCCGCTGGAGACGATGTACTCCTTCCCGCAGATTTCACAGACGCCGGTGCTGCCCAGCTTGCGGGTGGTACCTGCGGCTACCCTGGCCTGACCGGCACGTCCCTGCTCTCTGCGCCGTATGGCCCTGCACTCGGGACAGTACCAGGCCCGGGGGCCACCGTCAAATGTGCGAACGCAGGTCCGGCAAACCCTTGGACGGAGCGTACTGCTGCGCTCTGCCGCAACACATTTGGGGCATTTCATGGCGGCGCAGCCGCCGTCAAAGACTGCGCCGCAGCTTCGGCAGACCCGGAGCATCAGACTGCCTGGCAGCCCGCGCTGCACATTGCATTAGAGCGGACGGCCTCATAGATGGCGTCGGATATATCCCGCATGGTCATGTGACGGGATGTGTTGCAGATCTTGATGACGTTTCCGTCGTGATACTCGGTCCAGGAGTTGCACCCGAGGCTGACCTGGGCGACGGTCCAGACATCGCCAGTGGAAAGATCGTAAAAGATCTCGTCATAGCCGCCGGAACGGGGAGCCCAGTTGACGGTGGAGCCGCTTGCCTTGCGGAGACCCTTGATTGTGAGACCGTGATAGTTGACCTTTGACATTTTGTCGTCCTCCTTATACGCTGTTTGGTGTGCCTTGTGATGCTATGATAACACCAATCAGCGTATACGTCAACGGAAAAAACCCACAATATTTACGAAAAATTTTGTGCATAATACACAAAGGGGGGAAGGCATGGAGCCGCTAGAGCAGGATGCGATGATCCGTAAGTACGACTATCTGGTAAGGGCCTGCGCCGCACGCCTGGGCGTACACAACGACGACGACGCGCTCCAGTGCGGCCTGATCGGGCTGTGGGAGGCCTGCAGGGCATGGGACGGCAAGCGCTCCTTTACGCCAATGGCGCGGCGATGCATCACACACAACATCATCGACTGCCTGCGCGCCCAAAAGCAAGACGCACGGCTCCCGGACGGCCTGCCCGACGACGCGGACGAGGCGCGCAGGTTGGACGACGCGGAGTTTTGGGCGTCTGCACGGAGCCAATGCACCTTGCGGGAGTACCGCACACTCGACCTGATCCTCCGACACGGGCTGAGCAAGGCCGCCGCCGCCCGCAGGATGGGCTGCTCTAGGAGGACCGTACAGAGGCTGTGCAGGAGCGCGTATCACAGGCTACAGGCAATGGCATGAGGCGTATCGACCTTATGATGCAATATAATACATAGGCGCACAAAATTTTTTAAATCCGGCTTTCTATTGCGACACAATGGATTGCCGGATTTATCCCATTTTATGGGTGCCCGTTTTGGCCTCATCCACTCGCACTACTATAGTAGGAGTACAGAGGCAAGGAGGGATACGGCATGCCAAATAAGGGGCAGCTAAAATACACGCAGGAGGAGCTCGAGACGCGCATTGATCAGTATTTTGCGCGCTGCCATGAGCGGGATAAGCGCGTCACCTGGCCTGGCCTGGCGGTGCACCTGGGCCTCTCAACAGAGACCCTGAGAGTTTGGATGCTGGACGAGGAGGGTAAGTACAAGGCCGTTTCTGCAACCGTAAAAAGGGCATCCGACCGGATGAGCGACGAGATCCAGCAGCGTAATGACCCGATGGCCATATTTCAGCTTAAGCAGCAGTGCTACGGCGGGTACACCGATAAGCGGGAGCAGGAGCGCGATCAGACGCTCAAAATCAATGTGTCGTTCGGCGGTTCCGGCGCAAACTCCGCAAAATAATATTTTTGTTGAGTTCTCATAACTCGTGTAATCATTGCGGCGCAACTGATTGCGGATTCGGTAAACCAACCGGCAATCATATATATCCACACGTTGTGCAGGTTGACGGGCCTATAAGCGTACCCGCGCAGGGCTTGCTCAGGATGGACGAGCGTCCTGCGTCGGGATGGTGGAGGCACAACAGACTGCACCCCCCCATACTGGGGGATAGCGGAAAAACAGGTGAGCGCTTTGGAGCGGGTATAGGGCTGATTCGGCACCCCCGCAAACACAAGTTGTGGCCCTACAAAACAGGGGGGTGCCCAGCAGTGTGAGATAGTCCAAAAATTTCAAAAGAAAACGCTGTGGTGCGCTGGCCATGGATCTTGTGCCGGGTGACCCGGTCGAAGAGAGGTATCTTTTATGCCGCCAAGGGGCAGGCCGAAAAAAAACGCAGGTGGGGAAATCAATCTGGATATGGGCGCGCTGTATCCAAAGCAGCTTGCGTTCATGAACACAAAGGCTCGTTACACAGCTTACGGAGGAGCGCGCGGCGGCGGGAAGACGCACATTCTGATCCGAAAGGCGGTAAAGGGTGCGCTGGAGTATGAAGAGATGAAAAGCCTCATCCTGCGCCGGACATACCCGGAGCTGGAGGCGACAATCATCCAGCCGATGATAAAGCTTATCAATTCCGCCACGGTAAACAACCGGCCCTGCGGAGAGATGATCGCCACCTACAACGGGACGCTTCGGATGCTGTTCTTCGCCAACGGGTCGACCATCAAGTTCGGTCATTTGCAGTCGGCCAACGCGATCACGGAGTATCAGGGCCAGGAGTATGACTGGATCTTCATGGACGAGGCCACCCACTTCACGGAGTATGAGTTCCGGACCATCGGCGCAACGCTGCGTGGCGTGAACCGGATACCAAAGCAGTTTTTCTTGACCTGCAACCCTGGAGGGGTAGGGCATCAATGGGTAAAGAGGCTGTTTGTCAGCCGGGAATATGAGCCGGGCGAGAAGGGAAAGGACTACCTGTTCATTCCTGCCACGGTAGAAGACAACAAGGCGCTTCTGGAGTCCTCGCCAGAGTACCTGCAGATGCTGGAGCACTTGCCGGAAGACATCCGCGCGGCACATCGCTATGGCGATTGGGACGCGATGGCCGGGCAGTTCTTTTCAGAGTTCAAGCGGGAAACGCATGTGGCTAAGCCATTCCTGCTTCCGAAGGAGTGGCCGCGATACCGGGTATTCGACTATGGCTTGGACATGTTTGCCTGTTATTGGGTCGCCATTGATTTTGACGGTAGGCTGTGGTTTTACCGGGAGTTCTGCGAGTCCGGTCTGATCGTGTCGGAGGCGGCGCAGGCCATGCGGCGGCTGACGCCGGAGGATGAATTTATCCAGTACACCGTAGCGCCGCCTGACATGTGGAGCACGCTGAAGGACACAGGGCGGACGATGGCGGAGGTGTTCACGCAAAACGGGATCGGTCTGGTGAGGGCGTCCAATGCCAGAGTGCAGGGCTGGCTGCTGATGAAGGAGTTTTTGAAGCCGATGGCGGACGGGAAGCCCGGCCTCATGGTGTTCCAGGACTGCGCCAGACTGATCCGGGACATCCCAGCACTGCAGCATTCCGAAAAGAATCCATCCGACTGCGCCACAGAGCCGCATGAGATCACCCACAGCCCCGACGCATGCCGTTACTTTTGCGCGTTTCGGGCGATGGGGGCGACGAAGGAAGAGGTTCGACACGGATACGAGGAAGACGATGATCTGGAGGACTACGACTATGCTATGTGCGGTGGGGAAGCGGACCGGAGTTATCTGGCCTACGGCTGACGGAGGTAGAAAAGATGGTTTTCAGGCGAACGATAGAGGCGCTTGAGCGGATCAAACGCAATCAAGAAGAGACGGGGAATCAGTTGGAACTCATTTTGAGAAAGCAAGACGAGCTCCGCGCCGGATTGGATGCGCTCGGAGATATTATAGCCGCGATGGACGGTAACGTGGACCCATTCCGGCTGGACGATAAGCGCATGCAGGACGGGATATCCAGCATTTTGGGGTATCAGCCCGGAAAGGGGCGTGACCGGTGATGGAGCAGAAAAGGCAGACGCCGGAAACGGTATGGGCGGAGTACGAAAAGGGCGTTGACTTTAAAAACCAACTCAATCTGTACGACACGGTACGAAGCAACGAGGACTTTTACATCGGAAAGCAGTGGGAGGGCGTACAGTCCAATGGGCTTCCTACTCCGGTCTTCAATTTTATCAAGCGGATCATTCTGTTTCTGGTCGCCTCAACGTCTACCGACAACATCAAGATGAGCGCGTCTCCACTCTCTTCTACCGGGTCTAACACATCCGTGGAAATGGAGCGCGTCTGCACCATTGTGAACGCACAATTCGAGGCTCTGTTCGAGCAGAACAAGCTGGGGAAGAAGATAAGAACGTTCATGCGTAACGCGGCCGTGGATGGAGATGCATGCATCTATACCTGGTTTGACCCAGACGTGGAGACAGGACAGACCGCAAAGGGCGCGATACGCACGGAACTGCTGGAGAACACGCGGGTGATTTTCGGGAATCCAAACTGCAGGGAGGTGCAGTCACAGCCTTACATCATTGTGTCCCGAAGGGAATTGGTGAGCGCAGTCAAGCGCAGGGCAGAGCAGTTCGGTGGAAGTGCGGATACGATCCGGTCTGATACGGACGAGGCGAATGACCGCTTTGACGCCATGATCGACGGGAAGGTGACAACGCTGATGCGTCTGTGGATTGATCCAGAGGCCAAGACGCTGAAAGCGATGGAGACGACAAAGGACACAGTGATCCGTCCCGAGTGGGATACCGGCCAGAAGCTGTACCCGATTGTGTGGATGAATTGGGACTACGTCCAAAACTGCTATCATGGACAAGCAGCCGTGACCGGACTGATCCCGAATCAGATATTTGTGAACAAGATATTTGCAATGACCATGATTTCACTGATGACGACGGCCTACCCCAAAGTGGTCTATGACAGAACCAGGATAGGAAAGTGGGATTCGCGCGTTGGCGCCGCAATCGGCGTGAACGGAGGAGACGTAACGAACGTGGCCAAGGCCATCGATCCGGCTGTGATCTCTCCGCAGGTGAGCCAGTTTATTGAGCTTGCGATCAGTCTGACCAAGGAATTTATGGGGGCCACGGATGCGGCGCTGGGCGATACAAGGCCGGACAACACCAGCGCAATCATTGCGCTTCAGAAGGCGTCCTCCGTCCCAATGGAGCTGACGAAGCAGGAACTGTTCCAGTGCATTGAGGACCTGGGAAATATTTGGCTGGATTTGATGCGCACCTATTATGGGGCCAGATTCGTGGAGGTCTCCCCGTCCGAAGCAGAGCAGCAGGCGATGGCGTCCATTGGCTTGACGCAAGCAATGGGTTCGAAGCCGGTTTTGTTTGATTTCTCGGTCCTGGAAAGAATACCGCTGTCTCTGAAGCTGGACGTGGGCGGCAGTGCTTACTGGAGCGAGATCGCACAGATGAACACGCTGGACAACCTGTTGATGCAGGGACAGATTTCCGTGATCGACTACCTGGAGCGAGTCCCCAACGGATACATATCCAACCAGCAGGAGCTGATCCAAACACTGCGCGACCGGCAGAACATGGAGCAGATGGGGACGCAGGCGGAAAAGCCTTCCGGGCCGATCATTGATTTTAATCAACCGGCAGAGGTTTCCCCCGGAGGCGGATACGGTACGCTGCAGCGTATTTTGAACACCACCGGGGCGGAGAGTCTCAAATTGAGCAAAAGCTGAACGGCAGACCAGCCGGCAGTGATACAAACCGCCCGACCATAGGCGGAGGAGGAGCACGATATGAACGAAAACGAGAACATCACCGTAAACGAGGCCGACATCGACGCCGCTTGGGCGGAGGACGACGGCCCCGGCACCGCGGAGGCAGACGATGGGCGGATGGAGCAAAAGCCGGAGGCAGACCCGCAGCCGGAAGCGGCTCCACCCGCTCATGAGGCACCCGCAGCCCCGGAAGGGCAGAAGGAGAAACCGGCAGAGGCAGACCCGCCCGAGCTGTTCACTCTGAAAAACCGGGACGAGACGCGGCAGGTCACCCGAGAGGAGCTCGTATCCATGGCCCAAAAGGGCTGGGATTACGACACGGTGCGCCAGGAGCGAGACCAGCTTCGGCAGTACCGGCAGGAGGCCGACCCGGCGCTGACTCTGGTCCGCAGCTACGCCCAGCGCAACGGCCTGAGCGTAGAGCAGTACATTGACCTGGTGCGCAAGCAGGAGCTGATCGCCCAGGGGATCAACGAGCAGACTGCCGACGCACAGATCAGTGTGGAAAAGCAGCAGGCGGCCCTGCAGGCTCAGGCGGCTGAGGCGGAGGCCGCACGGCAGCGCCAGAAGGCCGCAGAGGAACGGGCCAGGCAGCAATCCGAGGCCCGGAAGCAGGGCATGCTGGACTTCCTGCGGGCCTATCCGGACGTCAAGCCCGCCGACGTGCCCAAAGAGGTGTGGGAACGGGTGGCCCAGGGCGAGAGCCTGGTCAGCGCCTACACCATGCACCGAAACCGGCAGCTTGAGGCGGAGCTGGCCGCCGAACGGCAGAACCGGCAGAATCAGCAGAACACCACCGGCCCGCTCAACTCCCCGCGGGAGGGAGACACCAGAAGCGAGATCGACAAATGGTGGTATGAGGACGACTAATCGTCAGAAAGGGTAAAAAATGGCTATTAATCTGGCAACAAAATTTTCGGACAAGGTGGCGGAGCGCTTCACCCTCCGGTCCCTGACCGACGCATACGCCGGCAAGGGCTACGACTTCTCCGGCGTCAAGAGCATCAAGATCTATTCCGTGGACTCCGTCCCCGTGGGGGACTACACGCGCTCCGGCTCCACCCGCTTCGGCACCCTGACCGAGCTGGGTGACACGGTGCAGGAGATGACCATGACCCAGGACAAGGGCTTTACCTTCTCGGTGGACGCCGGCAACGACGCCGAGCAGCTCAACATCAAGCAGGTCACCAAGCGCCTGCGGATGAACTGGGACGAGCAGGCCACCCCCCTCATCGACAAGTACCGCTTTTCCAAGTGGATGAACGGCGCGGGCCTGGTCACCGCAGAGAGCGCCGACCTGACCAAGGCCAACATCGTGGAGAAGATCATGGACGGCACCGCCGCCATGAGCAACAAATTGGTTCCCCTGACCAACCGGACCCTCTTCATCCGCGAGAGCGTCTACATCAAGGTAAAGCTGGCCACCGAGATCGTGGGCATCGACAAGCTGGGGGCCAAGAGCGTGGGCAACGGCGTGGTCGGCGAGCTGGACGGGATGAAAATTGTCCGGGTGCCCGACGTGTATTTCCCCGCCGGCGTCAACTTCTTCATCAAATACAAGAACGCCACCGTGGACCCCATGAAGCTCAAGACCCTGCGGGTCCACAAGAACCCCATGGGCATCGATGGCGACGTGGCCGAATGCCGGTTCATGCACGACGCCTTCGTCATCGGCACCAAGGTCAACGGCCTGTATGTGGACGTGGCCGCCGCCAATGTGCAGGCCACCCCCACCATCGCCAAGAGCTCCTCCACCTGGACCATTACGTCCAGTGGAGCCACTGCCATCAAGTACACCACCGACGGCACCGACCCCAAGACCTCCAGCACGGCGCAGACTTATTCCGATGCTCTGAGCGGCCTTGCCAGCGGCACGGTCATCAAAGCCTACGCCACCAAGACCGGAGCGCTCAATTCGGGCGTGGCGGAGTTCACCGTATGACCAGACGGGGGCGGGGCGCACTGCCCTGCCCCCACATTTTCTTTCAGGAGGCGACGAAATGGCCACAACCGCTCAGCAGGTATTTGAATTGTCCATGCATCTCATGGACGAGATCAACGAGTCCAGCGGAAGCGCCGACACGGCGGACACCAAGGAGTACAAAAACCGGACCCTGGCCATCCTCAACGTGCTGCGCGTAGAGTGCTGGCCCGCATCCGACACCTACACGGTAGCCGAGCCGGGAAAACGGCCCATCTGCCCGGAGATCACCAGCTTTACCGCAGCGCTGCCCCTGGATGACGGGATCTGCCAGGGTGTACTGCCCTACGGGCTGGCGGCCCACCTGCTGCTGGGGGAGGACGACGACAAGGCGTCCTATTTCAACCAGCGGTATGAGGAGAAGCTCGCCCAACTCCGAAACACGCCCGCCGCCTGGGAGGACATCACAAGCCCATACGGCGGGATCGAGTACGGGCAGTTCGGGAGGTGGTAGCGTGGCCCGGATCGGAAGCGGAACGGAAAAGAGCATCTTCCGCCTAAACAAGTGGCTGGGGCTCAACGAATCCCCGGACGGAGACACCGGACTGAAAACCGGCGAGGCCGCCCGGATGCGCAACTTCCGGATTACACGGGAGCAGCACTTGCAGCTTCGGCCCGGCTACGCTCCGGTCTGCGCGCTGGCCGAGGCCGGCGAGAATGGGGCCGAACACCCGGTGCGGGGGATGTGGTACGGCTATGTGGCCGGGGTGCGGCACCTGCTGTGCGCCTGCAACGGGCATTTGTGGGACGTGGCTCCGGGGGCCTGGACAAAGGTGGACTTGGGCACGATCACAGACGCGCAGACCTCCTTCTTCGGCTTTTCCAAAAAGGTCTATCTGCTCACCGGCACAGAGTATTACTGCTGGAGCGGCGTAGGACAGGTCCAGGCGGTGGAGGGCTATATCCCCACGGTGGCGACGGCCTCCCAGCCCATGGGCGGCGGGACGCTGCTGGAGGGCGTGAACAAGCTCAACGGTAAGCGGAAACAGATCTTTTCCCCGGACGGGACCTCCACAGAGTTTTACCTGGTGGAGAAGGATATCGACGAGATTCTCTCCATAGAGGGCACCGATATCAGCCGCACAAACCATTTAGACTCCGGTAAAATCGTCTTTGCATCGCCTCCCCCAAAGGGCGTGAATACCATCACCGTCACCTGGAGGAAGGGATACGGGGACCGGGCGAAGGTGGCCGGAATGCGATTTGCCGAGCTCTACAACGGCGCGTCGGACAGCCGGGTCTTTCTCTATGGCGACGGGACCAACGAGGCCGTCTACAGCGGACTGGATAACGTGGGACAGCCATCCGCCGAGTATTTCCCGGACCTGAACGTCATCGCCATCGACTCGGCCAACACGCCCATTACGGCCATGATCCGGCACTATGACCGGCTGCTGGTCTTTAAGGCCGACTCGGCCCACTCGGTGCAGTACAACACGCTGACTCTGGCGGATGACTCGGTAGCGGCGGCCTTCTACGCCTCCCCGCTTAACCGGGAGATCGGCTGCACGGCCCCCGGTCAGGCCCGGCTGGTGAAGAACAATCCCCGGACCCTGTTCGGCTCGGCCTGCTATGAATGGGCCCTGACGGTGGGCTCCACCCGGGACGAGCGCAACGCAAAGCGCCTGAGCGACCCGGTGACCGCCACGCTGAAGGCGTTCACAATGGAGCACGCCGTGGCCTTTGACGACGAGGAAGAGCAGGAGTATTACGTGGCGTGCGGGGACGAGGCCCTGGTGCATAACTACGCCAACAACACCTGGTATTACTACACCAACGTGCCCATGGCCTGCATGGAAAAGGTCAACGGCACACTGTACTTCGGGACGCCGGACGGGAGGCTGATGGAGTTCTCGCGGGCTTACCGGAACGACAACCTTTCTCCCATCGACGCCCGGTGGGAATCCGGCTCTATGGCCTTTGACCGTGAGTGGATGCGCAAATACAGCTCCGTCGTATGGGTGGGCATCAAGCCGGAGACCCAGGCGGTGCTGTACATGACGGCAGAGTCCAACATCAAGTCGGACTACCCGGTCAAGGTCATCGCCTCTGGGCTTTCCAACTTTACCCACGCCAGCTTTGCACACTGGAGCTTTGGCACCAACCGAAAGCCGCAGGTAGTCCGGGCCAAGCTGAAGGTGAAAAAAGCCACATTCTACAAGCTGATCCTGTATTCCAATTCCGCATCGGCCACGGCCACCATCCTCAGCGTGGACGTGCAGATTCGTTACACCGGGAATGTCAAATAGGAGGGAACCATGTCTATCACACCACTGAGCGCGGACCTCAATATTGTGCAGTCGCTGGTCATCCCTGATCTGGATGACGATCTGGACGTCATCCAGAAGCTGGACGACGAGCCCAACGACGTGGGCGGGCTGACCGCCGCCCAGTTGAAAGCCAAGTTCGACGAGGGCCCGAACGCAATCAAGCGCTATATCAACAACGAGCTTCTCCCTGCCATCAGCGACACAGTGGCGGAGGCCGATGCCCGCGCCAAGGCGGAGGCCACCCGCGTGGCCGCCGAGGCCGCCCGGGTGACGGCGGAGCAGGGGCGGGCAAGTGCGGAGACCGGGCGTGAGCAGGCGGAGGCGGCCAGAGGAACCGCCGAGCAGGGCCGCGTGACCGCCGAGCAGGGCCGCGCCTCCGCAGAGGACACCCGCGTGAGCCAGGAGACCGCCCGCCAGGACGCCGAGGCGGAGCGCCAGGCGGCGGAACAGGCGCGGGTGGACACCGACACCGGCATTGTGGCCCAGGCCACCCAGCAGGCCACGGCGGCGGGGCAGAGCGCCAATGCTGCGGCGGGGTCTGCCCAGACGGCCGCCCAGCAGGCCGCACTGGCGCAGCAGGCCGCAGGGAGCGCCGCAACTGCCGCGGCCAGCCAGCTCACAGGCCAGATGGCGGGCTATGTGTCGGACGCGCAGGAGGCCGCCCAGGACGCAGCGGACGCGGCGGAGGCCATCTCCGCCTATGGCACTGAGGTGCCGGTCACGCTCACGGCGGCGGGCTGGACCGGCGCGGCGGCCCCCTACGCCCAGACCGTGGCGGTGGCGGGGCTGCTGGCCAACAGCTACGGCGACATCGGACCGGCCAACAGCGCCACAGCGGCCCAGCGGGCGGCCTACCGGGCGGCCCTGATCGCGGTCACAGCCCAGGCGGACGGCTCGGTCACGCTGGTGGCCGACGGAGACAAGCCCGCCGTGGACATCCCCGCCGTGGTGCGCTTCGGCGGGGTGCTGGATACCGGGGGTGGAGGCGGGGCATACACCCTCCCGGCGGCGACGGCAGACACACTGGGCGGGATCAAGGTTGGCACGGGCCTGAGCGTGGAGGCGGATGGTACCCTCTCCGCCATGGGGGGTGGCATCACCGTGGACGCTGCGTTTTCGGCCACCTCGGAAAACCCCGTACAAAACAAGGTGGTGAAGGCGGCGCTGGACGGGAAGTCGGGAACAGGCCACACCCACGCCTACGGCGAGATCACCGGAAAGCCCACCATCCCGACTGTGCCCTCGTCTCTGCCCAACCCCTACAAACTGACCTTCACCGGCGCTGTGACGGGAGAATATGACGGCAGCGCGGCTAAGACCATCAACATCCCGAGCGGTGGGGGAGCCGAACAGCTTGTCGTTACGTTCAGCGAGTCCGGGTCAAATTGGGTCTCGAACCGAACCTTCGCAGAAGTGCGGGCCGCTATGGACGCCGGAACACCGGTGATCGGGTATGTTGCTTCCTCTCATAGGTATTACGCGCTGACAGCGTACAATCCCAATGCGGACTATGACTACATTGAGTTCGCCTTGAACTACGGTCATTGGGTAGAGCGCTTCGTCCTTAATGAGACGAATGAAGTTAGCCACGAAGATGTGGATCTTGAAAGCGACCATCTCCCCTACGTCACTGCCTCCGACGACGGCAAACTGCTCCAGGTGGTCAACGGGGCGTGGGCGGCGGTCACCATCGAAAACGCGGCAGGAGGGAGCTACTGATGGCGATTAAATTTGTAGACGAAGCCGACCTGACTACGGTGGGCAACGCCATCCGGGCCAAGACCGGCGGGAGCGACCTTCTGACCTTTCCGGAGGGGATGGCGGCGGCGGTCTCCGGCATCCAAACAGCAAAGCCCGAGCAAGCCAAGAGCGCCACACCTTCTCTGTCAGCGCAGACCATCACGCCGGACAGCGGCAAGGTTTTATCTTCCGTGTCCGTCTCCGCGATCACCAAGGAGTTGCTGGCGCAGTTGGACGGCGATTTTGTAGCCAGCAATATCTTGCAGGGGGTAGACCTGTTCGGGCTTGCGGGGACTGCGACAGGCGGCGGGGGCGAAGTGGCTACCATAAACGGTAGAAATGTAACAAGCGGTACGTTTACGCTTGCAGAGAATGCCACTTCATACACTATCCCCGATTATCACCCAAATTCCTACAATAGGCGAGGAGCTTATAACATAGCATACTGGTTGGAGAGCAACCTAACCAGTGACGATGTACCGTTTACTCTTCATGGCGTTAGCGGGAAGGATTACGCCGGCATTATAAACAATACGAAAGCCTGTGCGTATCTCAGGAGTGACCATGGAATGACGGCATCGACATCATATGGAGCGACTGTAACAACTAATTGGTCCGCACCATCCAACACTGTAATATTAACTGCGCCTGCTGATGCTCCGTTCAAGGCGGGAGCTGTATATTCCTGGATAATCCTAGAGCTACCGAAATGATTGCGGAGGTTATTTATGCGATACTACAAATCTGTAGATTTTGATCATCTGATTTCCATCGGCACCGGTCTCGGCGGCACCGAAATCACCGAATCCGAGTACAACAACATCCTATCCATCATTCGGTCCCGCCCCACGCCTCCCGCTGGCTACAGCTACCGGCTGAAAGCAGACCTGACATGGGAGCAGTATGAACTGCCGCCCGAGCCAGAACCCAGCGATACGGACGAGATCACCGACGATGAGGCGATGGCAATCATACTGGGAGGTGCGACATGACCAGAGGCAAAGCAAAGCAGTTGCGGGCCGCCATCGAGGCCGCATCTGCCTCACTGGACGACCAGACGGCATCCACGGTCCCCGAGCTGTATCCGGAATGGGACCCATCAAAGCTGTACACAGCCGGAGATAGGGTCCAGTACGGCGGCGTACTGTACAAGTGCCTGCAAGCGCACACCGCTCAGGAGACATGGTCCCCGACCGCCTCCCCGTCTTTGTGGGCGCAAGTCTTGGGAGAAACCCCGAGCGAGTGGGTGCAGCCCGACAGCACAAACCCATACATGAAAGGCGACAAAGTAATCTTCAACGGGCAGATATACGCATCCGTGATTGACAACAATGTGTGGTCGCCCTCTGCGTATCCGGCTGGATGGGAGGCGGTACCATGCTGACCAGCAGATTCCCCGGTGAGGTTTCGGGCGCGGACCTGCCCACCCTGACCAACCCCGCCGGGGCGGGAGACATGGCCAGCGGCAAGCAGGCCATCGGGCAGGACGGCGGCGTGGTGACGGGGTCGCTTGAGACCCAAAGCGCACTAGCTGTACTTGCGGATACGGTAAGCGCAGGTACAGTCCAGGGACAGCCCGCCATCACAGTGTCCGGCCCTCTGGGCAACGACTGTATCCTGCGAAATGGTGCTTCTGTAGATGTGTCTGCGCAGGCTTCTGCGTTCGGCAACGCCGAGGCGATGGATGTGGCGGCGGGCAAGACCTTTACCAGCGCGGCGGGGCTGGAGGCAACGGGGACCATGCCAATCATTGAGGCTAAGATCATAACCCTGAACTGCGGCCAGACCCACACCATCCCCGCGGGCTGTCACAGCGGCTCCGGTAAAGTAAAAGCCGCAAGTCTTGCCTCCCAGACGGCGGGCACGGCTGCTGCTAAGGATATCGCCAGCGGCAAGACGGCCTGGGTTAACGGGGTGAAGGTGACGGGATCGGCCTCCGCATCGGCCATTACCTTTGACATCACGAATATGACTGTGCGCCTCACCAACCTGACCGGCGTGCCGCTGAGCACGACGACAGGGGGCACGCAGATCATTGAACCACTTGAGACACAAGACCTCACCGGGGTCAACCTGCTCCAGGGGCTGGATCTTGCGGCGGCCGGAGGCGGGACACTGTCCTATAGCTGCACGATGCAGGCATCCGGCGTTCTGGAGCTGGTTGTGATGATGGTTTAGACAGAGGTGCGATATGAGTAAGTACATAGCATCCATCCCTCTGGCGGACATTGCGCGCATCGCCATCCTCACGGGTAACGGGCGCTCCATGGCGCAGGTCAAGGGGGACGCGGATTACATCTGCAACGCCGGGTTTTATGACATGACCACGGGGCGCCCGGTGGGGCACCTCAAGGCGGACGGCGCGGTCCTGGCCAAAGAAGTATGGGGCTGCTGGGGCTTTGCGTGGGACCGGGCGGACATTAAGATGGCGGCCCTGCCGGCCGCGGCGAAAAATTACATCAGCGGCGTGGAGATGCTCTCTCCCATGATCGGCATCCACGACGCCATGCACTACCGGCCCGAGGTGGGCGGCTCCCGGCCCCGCACGGCCATGGCGCTGACGGGGGACAAGCTGCTGCTGTACTGTGCGGACAGCCCCACTACGCCCGAGGCGCTGCGGGATACCCTCTACAAGCTGGGGGCCGAGACCGCGATCATGCTGGACGGTGGAGGGTCGTCTCAGTGCGATTTCGCCGGTCAAAAAATCAGCAGCAGCCGCCGGGTGCACAACTATCTGGCGGTGTGGCTGCGGAAAAAGGAGGACGAGCCTGTGAGCAAAACCGTATGCCTGGACCCCGGCCACGGGGTGGAGAGCCCGGGCAAGTGCAGTCCGGACAAGAGCTACTACGAGCACGAATTTGCCCTGGATATGGCGAGGCGCATCCAGGCCCACCTGGAGCGCTGCGGCGTCCGTGTGGTGCTGACCCGCACCGACGAGCACTGCCCTACGGGCAAGGCAAATACCAACGACCTACTCAAGCGGGTGGCAATCTCGGACGCGGCAGGGGCGGACCTGTTTGTCTCCATCCACTCCAACGCCTCGGGCAACGAGTGGAGCAACGCCAGCGGCCTGATGATCTACACCAGCGCAGGACCGGAGACGGCAAGCCGCAACGTGGCCGCCAAGGCTGTGTTGTCCCGCATGACGGCGGCGGGGGTAGAGCTGCGCGGCTCCCCTTTGGTCCACGACATTGAGCTGGTGGTCACCCGCGAAACCGTCGCCCCGGCTATGCTGATCGAGTACGGCTTCCACACCAGCCGGACCGAGGTCGCGCTCTTGAAAAATGGCAGCTACCGCGCTAAGCTGGCCGAGGCCACGGCAAAGGGCGTGTGCGGCTTCCTGGGCGTGGCCTGGGCGGAGATCACGGAGACCGAGCCCACGGATACCGGGGCGGCGGATTGGGCCGCCACGGCCTGGGAAAAGGCCAAGAGCAAGGGCGTGCTGGACGGCACTAGACCCACGGACCCGGTCACCCGGCAGGAACTGGCCGTGGTGCTGGATAGATTGAATTTGATTTGATGGAGGTAAATGACATGAAAACCTATATTGGAACCAAGATGGTCCAGGCAGAACCCTGCGCAGCATGGAAGGACGCCGAAGGGCACATTGCCGGTGATCCCGGTTACAAGGTTGTGTATCCCGACGGCTACGAGAGTTGGAGCCCCAAGGAGGTATTCGAAAAGGCGTACTTGCCCGTCACGCCCAACGAACGGCTCCGCACGGACGCCCCCAGCATCAGCCAGCAGATGGTGGACGACTTTGTTGCCCACTATGAGGTAAAGACCATGGGTGACAAGTGTACTGTGGTACGCGCGGTCCTTCGCAACGGCTTCGAGATCGTGGAGAGCTCCGCCTGCGTGAGCGCGGAAAACTACGACGAGGCGATGGGCGCGGAGATCTGCCTGGAGAAGATCAAGGACAAGGTCTGGTTCTTGCTTGGCTTCCTGCTCCAGTCCGCAGTCCATGGGTTTTAATGGAGGTACCTACCATGAAAAAACTGTTTATCTCTCAGCCCATGCGGGGCAAGACGGACGAGGAAATCCTGGCAGAGCGGGCAGATGCCGTGCAGGCGGCGCGGGACGCGCTGGGCGAAGAGGTAGAGGTCATCGACAGCTTCTTCGGCACCTCGGATATGAGCCATGCACTGGAGTATCTGGGCGAGAGCCTGAAACTGCTGTCCAAGGCGGATATTGCCTACTTCGCTCCGGGCTGGCGAGATGCCCGGGGATGCAAAATCGAGCACGCCTGCGCGGATGCCTACGGTATCCATCACATTGAGGCATAGGGAGGTGCCCTCCATGACCGAAAACATCAACGGCTTCAAGGCCGTCGTAACGGCCATTCTTGCCAGCCTGACCGCCCTGTGGGGGTGGTTTGGCTGGCTGGTCTGGGCCTGGGTAGGCTGCATGGCCCTGGACTACATCACCGGCTCCTCCGCCGCCATAAAGGCGGGGGAGTGGTCCTCCCAAACGGCCCGCGAGGGGCTGTGGCACAAGGGAGGGTGTATTGCAGTCGTATTGATCGCCGGCGTGCTGGACCTGGGCATCGGTGTGATCGTGGCGAATCTTCCGGGCCTCACAATGCCCATTTCGTACTCGGTATTGGTCTGCCCCCTGGTCCTTGTGTGGTACATCCTGACAGAGGTGGGCTCCATCATCGAAAACGCCGGGAAGATGGGCGCGCCCATCCCGCCCTGGCTGCGAAAAGCCGTCTCAGCCCTCAAGTCCGGCGTGGATAAGACGGGGGACAAGCTGGGTGGGGACGAGGGAAAGGAGTAAGGTATGGCTTCGATTCTGGCAGGACTGGCCACTGCGGCGGCCACGGCCAAGGCCGTCAAGGAGCTGGCGGACAAGGCGACCGGCGGTAAAGTGTCCGGCACGGTGAGCAGGATCACCGGCGGCGGTAGCGCCCGCGAGGAGCGGGAGACCCAGGGCGGAGGGACGGCCACCATCAGGAGCACCCCCACCACAAACGGTTACCCCGACGGCCCCTACACCCAGAAATACACCGGCGGAAACGCTGAGTTGGACGCCAAGCTGGCTGACCTGGGTCAGAGGTATAATGCGGCGCGGGACCGGGCCCTGGCCGGGGATAAGAGCGCCGTCACCGAGATGCGCAATCTCAACGACTGGGCCAACCAGTACCGCAATCAGTATGGCTACGCCGCCGAGTACGCCGAGGACGACCTGAGCGCCGTAAAGGGTCAGATCAACTATTACGGTGGCTCGGGCGGTGGCTCCGGCAGTTCGTCCGGGGGAGGGACCGGCGCATCCGCCGGCGGCGTCAACGACTATTCGGAGTACATCGAGGAGATGAACCGGGCCCAGCAGGAGGCGGCTCTGGCCGAGCTCCGGGCGGCCTACGAGAAGAATCTGGCGGGGCTGGACCGAACGCAGCAGTCCATCTCCCCCACCTACCAGGCGGCGCGGAACCAGGCCGCCGGGAACGCCGCCCGGCAGCAGCAGGCGTTTAACGAGTACGCCGCCGCCTACGGTCTCAATTCCGGCACGGCCGGGCAGGCCCAGCTTGCCATGTCCAACGCACTCCAGGGCAATCTGAGCGGCATTGACACGGCGGAGGCGAACGCCCTGTCCGATCTGGAGCTCCAGCGCAGCCAGACCGAGATCGACTACAACAACGCCATCGCCCAGGCTAAGGCCGAGGGCAATTACCAGCTCGCCCAGCAACTCTACACGGAGAAGGTGCGGGTGGACGAGGCATTGCAGGCCCAGATTGCCCAGGCGGCCCAGAACGAGCTGGCCCGGCAGCAGATGGCCATGCAGCAGCGCCAGCAGAACTGGGAGAACCAGTTCGCTCTGGACAAATACAACACCGGACTGGAGCAGCAGGACTACCAGAACATGCTGGCCATGGCCCAGGAGATGGCGAAGTACGGCGACTTCTCCGGCTATCAGGCTCTGGGCATCGACACCTCCACCATGGAGCAGCGCTATGCGCAGGAGCAGGCGGCGGCCAACGCCAAGAGGTACAGCGGAGGAGGGACGACCCCAGGGAGCGGGAAGGACAAACCAAGCATGTCGCTTTCTACAGCGAAGTTGTACGCGAATAACGGCATCTGGGACGATGCGGTGCTGGATGTGTTCCACAAAAACGGCTACACCGACGCACTGTTGACGGCAGAGTATGGGTATGACCCTTACGCCTCCCCGTTTAAGGATGCCACCGGAAACGCCAGATTTAAAGCCAGCGGTGTGCAGTTCAGCGACGCCGAGTACGCAGACTTCCAATACCAGGTCGGTATGACGCGGGATGATCAGGGGCGGCTGGCCATGATCCAGGATGCTTATAAGGAAAAGAAAATTACGGAGGCACAGGCGAATGCGCTCTTGAAGCAGTACGGATTGTCCGGATGACTGACAGGAGGACAGTATGGCAATAGACTGGAAGAAGGCAAAAGAAAAGGCGCAGGCAAATGACGCAGAGCGTTATGTACAGGCTGCTCATGATTTCAAGTCCGTTGGCGGCCCGCGAGCATTGCCGGGAGGGAGCAGGGAGGCAGTAGCCTCCCTTCCCAACCTTTCGCTCCAGGCGGCCAAGGCGGGGCTACAGACGGGGAGCACGCCCATCTCCGGCGCGGCGGTGGACCGTTTTTTCCCGGCCGCAGTTCCTTCCCTGCGCGATGAGGATGCGCTGCGGGCCGAGGTGCGCACCCGGTCTGGCTCCCCCGCCCCGCTGCCCACCGCTCGACCGTCTGCGGGTCTGATGCTGCCCACCGGGGCCGCCCTTCAGCAGGAGCGGGCGGCGGCACGCCGGGCGCTGGCAGCCGAGGGAGCTGCGGCACAGGAGAGGCTGTCAGATCTCCAGGGGCAGTACCGGGGGGCACTGGCCCGCAGCGGGGCCTTTTTTGACGTGCCCCCCGCCGGGAGCGCTGCCAACGATACGCCCTTTGATGTGGACCCGGCCACGGTCGGGAGGACGGACGGCGAACGGTCCGCCCTGGGGCGGGCGATTCAGGGCGCGCGCACCGACGTGGGCCGGGTGAAGTACCTCCAGAGATACCAGGATACCCGCCGGAAGGACACCTTTACCGGGCAGTTTGCGGCCAGCTTCGATATGGGGCAGATGGGGCAGGACGAGGCCATGGCCTGGAACGACTACCTCAATGACCCCACACAGGAGAAACGGGCCTACGCCGAAGCGGTCAGCCAGGCCCGCGCTGATTACACCCGGCGCAACGCGGCCGCGCTGGACGCAGACGCTTCCTTGCCCTGGATCAGCCAGTCCCTAGCCGGATATCTGCCTCAGCTCAAGGACCAGACCGTGGCCGGCGCCAAGGGAGCTCTGGCGGGTGGCCTGATCGGCTCTGCTGTTCCAGGCGCGGGCACAGCGCTGGGGGCCAAGGTGGGCTACACTGCCGGACGGGCGAAATACGGCTACGACACAGCCCGAGGCGCGGCCTTCAAGGCCCTGCTGGATGCAGGGGTGCCCGAGGATCGGGCAAGGGCGGCGGCCAGCGACGAGGCGGTCATCCAGTCCATCATCGAGGGCGGGGACGCCGCGCTGGACCTGATTACACTGGGAGGGGCGAAGGCGATTTCCTCCATCCTGGGGACGGGAGCCCATGCCGCAGCCAAGGAGGCCGCTGGGGGCGCCGGAAAAAGGCTGCTCAAGGCTCTGGCGGGGTATGGACTCAACATCCTGGGCGAAGGGGCGCAGGAGTGGACCCAGGAGGGCGTCTCCATCGCCAATCAGGGCCGGAGCTCTTCCGGCCTGCCCGGACTGGTGGGTGCCACCGCTGACCAGATCGGCAGGGCCGTCATAGGCCGGGCCCCGGAGAGTCTGGCACAGATGAACGCCGCCGGCGCAGAGGGCATGAAGATTGCAGCGCTGGCGGGCGGCGGGCAGCTCCTGGCCAACACCGCCATCACTGGCACAGTGGACCGGGTGCGTACTGCACCGGACCGCGCCATCGACAGCGCCTACAGCGCCATGCAGGAGCATGGGCTGTTCACCCCGGAGACCTGGGCCGCCCGGCAGCAGGCCGACCAGAAGCTGAAGCTGCCCCCCCGGGTAAATGGACAGACTGCCCTAATGCTGCCTACGGGCAGGGAGGACGCTCCTGTCGCCCCCAGCGCGGCTCAGGGCGGGGCGAACGTGCGGAGCGGGACCATGGATACCCCTGCGCCCCAACAGGCGCAAAAAACCGCCTCCACGGGGGAGGCGGAAAGCACAGCGGTCAATACAGATCCGACGCGGCATACGCCGCAGGAACAGGCGGTCATCAACGAATACCAGAATGCGGTCGATGCCTCGCTGGTCGCATTTGTGAACAAGTGGAAAACGCTTAAGAACCCGGACTACAAGAAACGCATACGAATGCCAATCGCAGAGGTTTCTGAAAGAGCGGCCCATGATGTACAGAGCGCAACAGGCATTGATGTGACTGGTTTTGAGCATGTATTGAGCGGGAATGCGCTTGAGCACATCGAAAAGCGGCATGGGGCGTCCGGACGCGCAGACCAAAGCATGACCGACGTCAACGACATTGGTCGCATGGGGTATGTCTTGGAAAACTACGATTCCGTTGATTTACTCAAGAATGACGATGGAATGCCAAGGACCAGTACGGAGTACGCGAACGCAGATGACACTCCGGCACCTATGGTCCAATTCCAGAAGAAGGTCAATGGCACATACTACGTCGTTGAGGCTGTACCGGATTCCGCTGCACACCAAATGCGTGTGGTATCCGCATATATGCATAAAAATGGCGGAAGTACTGACCAAGTGCTGAACGTGCCGCAAAACGGCCCGCAGCTTACGCCCGAAGCGCCCCATGGTGCGAATACTTCCGCTACTGCCCCCATTATAGCAGATTCCTCCGCCGGTGGCAATACCCAGTCTGCCCAGACCGGCCCGGAATCATCCGTGGGGGCTGCGCAGATGGGCTTCGATCCCTACAGCAACCTCCAGAACCAGAAGAGCGAGTTCCACAAGGATGGGGAGAAAGCCGCCCGACAGGTGGATGTGCCCACCACGGACCTGAACAACCAGCGTATCCCCAAAAGCGTGGCTACTGTCATGGAAAGCGGAAACATAACCGATGAAGCCGTGGAAGAAGTCCGAAGGCAGGTGGCGGACGGTACGCTGTCCTTCACTCGGAACACGGACAAGGGAGCCATGTCCAGAGCGGAGCAGACTGTGCGTGAGCTGGGCTGGGACGGGGCGGTAGAGCGGTTTCATCAGGAGGCTCGCCGCGGGGTGGTCAGCAAAGATAATATGGCCTTAGGCGCAACCCTTCTGGTCAATTCCGCCCAGAACGGCGACATCAAGACGTTCGCCAGTCTACTGATCGACTACACCTCTATGAGCCGGGCCGGCGCCCAGGCCACCCAAGCCAACCGACTGCTGAAAAAGCTGTCTCCCGAAGGGCAATTGTATGGCGTGCAGCGGAGTATTGGCAATCTCCAGGAGGAGCTGAACCGACGGTACGGAGATGACAAGGCCCCACAGATTGCGGTAGACCCAGAACTGATGGCGGAGTTTACGGCATCCGCGGATCAGGCGGGACGCGACGCGGCCATGAAGAAAATCTGGCAGAACGTAGCGGACCAGGTTCCTGCTACGTGGAAGGACAAGTGGGACGCTTGGCGCTACCTCTCCATGCTGGGGAACCCCCGGACGCATATTCGCAACATCGCCGGGAACGCCGCTTTCATGCCTGTACGGCTGGCGAAGGACGCAGTGGCGTGGGCTGGGGAGGGGATTGCCGATAAGATGCTTCCAGGCGGGATAAAACGGACCAAGTCCCCTCTGAATCTGGCCAGCGAAAGCGATAGGGCCCTGCTGCGCGCTGCCTTCCAGGACGCCGCCGGGCAGCGGGAGAGCATCCTCGGGCAGGGGAAGTTCAACGACGGTCCCATGGGGCAGATCCGGGACCGGCAGACCGTGTTCGGGGTAAAACCACTGGAGACGGTACGCAAGGCCAACAGCAAGGCGTTGGACGTGGAGGACGCATGGTTTTCCACACCAGCATACGCCGGCGCCCTAGCTGGATACCTCAAGGCGAATCACGCGACGCTGGAGACGGCGTCGCCATCCCTGCTGGATGACGCAAGGGCCTATGCGGTGCGCGAGGCGCAGAGAGCCACCTACCGCGACAGCAACGCTTTGTCCGATTTTGTGGCCGGGCTCCGCTATCGGGGCAAGAATCCGGTGGGTCAAGGAGCAAACTTGCTCATGGAGGGCATCCTCCCATTCCGCCGCACGCCGGCCAATATCCTGATGCGGGGCGTAGAGTATTCACCCGTCGGCCTGGTAAAGGGGCTGACGTACGATTTGACTCAGGTGCGCAACGGGAAGTTGTCCGCCGCAGAGGCGATTGACAACATCGCGGCTGGCCTGACGGGGACTGGGCTCTTGGCATTGGGCGCGTTTATGGCTGCCCAGGGGTGGGTGACCGGAGGCTCGGGGGACGACGAACAGGCGGAGTTGGACAATCTGACCGGCGAGCAGCCCTACGCCGTAACCATAGGAAGCCACAGCTACACGCTGGATTGGATGGCTCCGGAGGCGCTGCCCTTCTTCGTTGGCGTGGAACTCTACAACAACCTGGCTGACAACGGCACCAGAAGCGGACGCGCCATGAACGACATCATAAGTAGCTTGTCCTCCCTGACGGAGCCTATGCTGGAGATGTCCATGCTCCAGGGGCTCCAGGACGCCATCGACAGCGTAGCCTACAGCGAAAACAAGCTGGCCGGGCTCATCGCCTCATCCGTGACGGGCTACCTCTCTCAGGGCCTGCCCACGATCTTCGGGCAGGCAGAGCGAACCAGAGAGGACCGGAGGGAGACTACCTTTGTGGACCGCACCTCTCCGCTCTCCAACGACTTGCAGCGCGGTCTCGGGCGGACCATGAATAAGTTGCCGGGCGACTTCCAGCAGATCCCCTACATAGACGGCTGGGGACGCACGGAGAGCAGCGGGAAACTACTGCCACGGGCCGCGGAAAACTTCTTGGCTCCTTGGTATTCCTCCCAGAAGAATGTCACAGAAGCGGACCGGGAGCTCCAGCGGCTGCTGGATGCCGGGCAAAGCGGCGTCGTGGCTAAGCGCACGCCGCAGAACATTCAGGTTACCTACAAGGAGAACCCCGAGGACGAGACGAACCAGAAGCGATATCTGAACGCCGAAGAGTACGTGACCTACGCCACCGTGAAGGGCCAAACATCCTACGACCTGGTCATGGACATGATAAATAGTGCCGAATACCGAAGCATGACAGACGAGCAGAAGGCCGACGCCATCAAACTGGCCTATACCTACGCGGGGCATCTGGCGGCGGAGGAAGTTACTGGCGGAAAGCACGAGAGTGAGGAATACGTGGATCTGGCTCAGGCAGCCAAGAAGGAGCTGGGCCTGTACGAGGCGGAATACCTGCTGCTGTGCGAGAAATACGGTAAGGGCGTGATGAACGGTGACGGCATCCGTGAGGCGTACCAGAACGGCATCGCCCTGGAGGACTACCTGACCTACGCCGGAGCCCTCAAATCCGTCAAGGCCGACAAGGAGGCCAAAACCGGCAAGGCACCCGGCAGCACGTCCCAGGTGGATTCCGCCCGGGCGCTGCTCCGGGACAGCAGCCTCACCGACAAGGAGCGGGCCGTGCTCTGGAGCCTTGAGGGCGATGTAGGCAGCGAGGGCGGGTGGAAGGAATCCAACAACCCCTTCGGAGAACGCGCCATCGCTATTCGGAAGCAGTTCGACCTGGACGTGGAGACCTTCCTGGACGCGCTGGAGATCTACCGGGTCAATGGCAAGGCCGCCGACAAAAAGGCCGCCCTGCGGGAGCTCGTCGGGGACGACCAGGGAAACGCGCTGTACAGTCAGCTCGGGAAAGATTGACGCAAAGAGAGCACCCTTATGGGGTGCTCTCTTTTTCTATAGTACCGACCGTTTCCTCAAAGTCCTTTATATACTGCTTGCAGGCCCACACAATTTCTTTGATGCGGGAGCGGCCGTAATAAGACGCGATATAATCCATCTTTTTGGCAAGTTCTTCATCCATCACCATCGTGAACTTCACACTCAAAGTTATCACCTCACCATAATTCTACCTGCACGGTGCCCCTATGGGGCTTAATTAGTATTGACACGATACCGAAATAGTGATAAATTAAATTCGAAATATTTTGACACAATCCCCAATATTTCGCCCTGCACTGGTTGTATAATAAATCTGACTATATCTGACAGTACCGGATGAAAGCTGGGATAATTATGTCCGAAGCATTACTGATCATGCTGAAGCGCGGTCTGATTCCTTTGTTCCTTTTGTGGATGGTATTCCCTATAGCGAATATTATCATCATTCCAAAAGCCCAGCAGGTGTGGGGAACGGCGGAAGGAAACCCGTTCACAAAAAACCTGGTGGACGAGGCCAACAACACGATATGGTACGGTATCATATACCTCATTCTGCTATTTTTGGGGCAGACATTGGTGCCATCTGGTCTTGTGAAAACTGCATTCGTGGTGTTGACCGGCATCTTGTCAGTGCTGTGCGTCATAAGTTGCGTGGCCAAATTTGTGATGAGCATTTTGGAATTAAAATATCATCTTCCCGGGCTTCGTTTTTGCTCGACTATTGAACTAGTGGCCTTCCTCATCAACGCCGCCGTATGGGCTTGGCTGACCTTTAGCATGGCACAAATTTTTGGGCTGGTGAGGTAGATGGAGAAATTGCGAAGGGCTGCGGCGAAAGCATTTGCCGCCCTGTTTTTACTTGCTTTGCTTCTGGGAATTATAAAGAATTGCATTGCTCCGCAAAGGAGGGTTTCCACGTCGCCCTCCCAATATCCGATAGAGACTGCTCAACAAAGATAAAAACCGGGCAGGAGCTGCAACCCCTGCCCGAAGTGTATAAATACATATGGATGGCGGAAAGCTAGTCCAGCATATCGAGGATTGCGTCCTTCAGGTGAAGCGGTGAGAGGTGGAACCTGTTGAACTTCTCGATCATGCAAAAGACCAGATCCAGATCTGGCGATACGTCCCGTACGATCTGCACCGGGCTTCGAAAGAAGTCATCATACACTACAATGTCGTAGCTATGGTAGGCGCCGATCTCTGGGGCGTATTTTTTCCTGTAGAAGGCGTAATATATATAAGATGTATGCAT